TGGTAGTTTATATATCATTCTTTTCGGTTTGGGCTAGTTGTGCTAGTTCGTTTTGTTTAGTTTCGAACCAGTATTTATCTATTCTGACTTGGGAAAGTGATCCAGCAGCTTGCTCTCTAACAATTAAAGCAGCAATGCCATCAGGTTGAGCACTTGTTACCATGTCAATTAACATATCTTCAGCTTGTTGGCATTCCTCCTGGAACAGCTTGTAAAGTAGGCTGTCCTTGAAGTTGTCCAACTCCTGCCGAACTTGGGAGAGTTTGACCTGGTCCCAGTGGATTTTGTCCATTTAAGATTTGAGGTTGAGGTTGGCTTTGAAAACGATCTACATTTTCGATTCCACGCAACCTTAAAATTTCTTTTATAAGTGCGCCAAGATCGACATTGAGCATCGCCATTACTTCTGGCGTTCCCATCATAGCAGAAACAAGTTCTTGCAGCGATTGTGCAATAAAACCTTTTTCGCTTTGAAGTGTAGCATCGTGAACAAAATGATCTTTTAAGCCAATAAGTTGGCTTGGGTCTGTTGGTTTGAACGCTTGAAACCTTTCTTCAGTATTTTCACCAATAATTTTTTGCCAACCTGGATAAGTAATACCTTGTCTGTGATTCGACAACAGCTTTTGTCCGAGTGGTGTAAAGGCGCAGTCCCACAGTAGTTTAGCTGTAACTTTCATACGTGCAGCGGAACCGGAGTTAACGGCGCGAGCTTCAGTAGCAGACCTACGGCCACCGTGAAACTGACCCATCGCGTTCTCGTTAACCCCAGTCACCACTTGCATGACTTTCATAAGAACTTCAGCGTCATTAAAATTGCCAGCAGTATAGTCATTAAACTGCAACTGTTTAGCAAAACGATCAACGCCCATTTTGGGAGCACCTTTCTTAGTAAGAATCCAAGGTGATCGGCTTTCAAGGCTTGCCATATCAATCATACCTGGATCAACAATCATGTTGTTTTCCAAACCTTTCTTATTTGCCATAAGCCTAGCGTTAATAAGAAAGCTAATAACCTCTTGAATAGGATCAATAGAATCTGCAATTGATTGTCCAATATGCTGGTGCATATCAGGCGAAATAAGTCCAACGTCGTAAGTATATTCATCGTGCATGTAGCCAATAGGCTCAGCACGTATTACTCTATCGTCGTTAGCAATTTGGACAACATATTTAACAAGTCTGTCAGTATCGCTAAAGCCGTAAGACTTTGGATTAATCTCTAATTGACATTCAGTAACACATACAACTTGATCTTCTTTTGTTTTAACTCTAGACTCACTAATTGTATAATTATGAAAAGCTGACAACCTAGTGTGATTACGATGTCTTTCATAATCTTGTTTAGTCATAGGCTCAATAAACTCAACTCCTGCGACCCTTCCTGCAGCTTCGTGCTTTTTAAGATAATTGATATGCCACTCTGTCTCATCAGCTACAAAAGATCCTTTGTGCCATTCACTCAGAGGAAATCTTGTATCAGGAAAAAAGTTATATGGCGAGATGTTAGTGAACTTATTGCCTTGAAACTTCAGATATTCTTGTTCAGTTTCAGAGCTTTCGTTAGATACTTCAATATCACCTAACTGTGCGATTGCGCCTGGAATTGTAGCAGGAGCAAACTGATTTTCTGTTTCATACCAGCTCTTAAAAATTCCAATCGAGAATCGACCAACATTAGTCAAAAACTGATAAACCTGCTGGCTGCCGTAGTTAGACCGCATATCTGCTTCTAACAACTTTTCACCGTCGCTTGACTTATCACCTTTGTCTTCACTGCCAGTTCCAATCAACTCAAAGAACCTTTTGTTTTGGTAAAACAGCAAAAAGATAAAGGCTACAAATGTTTGAATCTGTGCAAACGACATAGGAACAACCATTTTTTCAGGCTCATTATGATCGCTGGCGTCAATGTCTTCTTCATCTGGTGCACGTAGTCCACAATACACATCGTTGTTTTTGTCCCAACGTTCGTAATTTTTTGACATTTCTGATCTAGACTCTTTGACCAGTTGAACAACTTTGTTCTTTAGTCTGACCAAATTATCATCTTGCTCTTCAGCAGCTAGTCTTTTCTTTAATTCTTCTTCCATGACGCTTTCAACGATTGAAGATGTTAAACTCGATATCTATTTGAGGTTTGTTGTTTAGGCAGGCTAAGTGATCCCATAGTTGGTAAGCCATTAGAACCTGATAAAATACTTTTAGTCGAGCTTAAATTGATAGGATTGACTGTAAGTTTGTAACCACCAGGCTCAACATATTTCATACCAGAAAGCACTGCTCGATAAAGGTTCTCCATCATGTGGTCGTCTTTGTCTACTGGTTTTTCAGTATTAGGTTTCCATACGTAACGATCAATTTCAAAAAGGAATGTATCGCATCCTTCATGCACATAAAAAGTAGGACGATCTGCTTCGTCACGGTCTCTTAATTTTTTGCGAGTTGCTTGTATACCATAAGCAAGATCTTTTACTGCTGGCACAATATTAAGCCCTTGCTCATAAAATACATCTGCCATGCAGGTTCCATCAATCGGGTTCTCATTCCAAGCAATAGGGTCACAAATAAAATCTTCCACAACATAACCGTCTACGACTGCTTTGATGTGTTCACAGATATCTGAAATTAAACCAGGACGAAAAAGTTCTTGGTATTGAAAAGTATATCCTTCTGGCGAAGTTGCAAAAAATGACACAGCATGTGGTGTCTTAGGGTGCGGGTCAATAAAAACTCTAATTGTGTAATTGCGAGGCGGAGTAATAACGTCTTCCCAACCTTTAGGGCAGTCTCTGTAAACATGTATATCTTGAGAAAACTCTTTGTAAACAACACCAGCTAAAGCAGCAGGAATACCAGAAATACGACACTCTCTTTCGTCAGCTGATATATCAGCTTCAAAAGCTTGTAAAGCTTCTTTACTAATGTGCGGATTGTCGTATGAACTGCCGGTTAGAACGTATTTAGTTAAATTTTCTTCTTCTACGTTTTTGTAACCTTCGTCAAAGGTAGAACGTGTAAGAGAGCGTGGAATAAAGTAATCGTTAATCCATGCCTCAGTAATTGGCGTGCAAGTAAACCAAGCAGAGCCTGCACGATCAACTAGACCACGAGATACAGCAACCCACATCTCTCTAGGACAAGGCTCATCAACATGAATCCAATCCCAGTTAGATGATTCCAAGCCCATCTTGTTTTGCATGAAAGATCGCACTGTTTCCAAATGAATTGTTGAATGTCCACCGTGTATACTTTTAATAACTATTTCTGCAATACCTGTTCCAGAACGTCCTTTTTTGCAAGACACTATTGCATCTTTTGGAAGAAAGTGAAAGAGTTTACCTCTTGATTTTCCAGGTTCAGTGTTTGTAAAAATTTCATGTGCTTTATCCCAATCTTGCACAATAATACAGCCTTTGGTAGAATGCTTAGGAATACCTTCGTATCTTGCTGGGTCGTCTTTAGCATACCAAGGACGCTCTCCTCTTGCATACGCACAATCTTCTGCTGCACCACAGTCAGACTTGCCAAAACGGTTGCCTGTTCTAAGATAACGTCTTTTATATTTTGCAGCACGATGAAAAGTGTCTTGTTTGGGATGAGGAGTATAAAACGCCAATCCGTTCTCCTCACGCAGTTGTTTTCTGCGTCGGAGCAACTCTAGCTTTTGTCGTCTTTTGACGATTTCAAGCTGCTGTGCGTTATCACTCATCTTCTGTTTTCTGTAGTTCTTCTAGTTGCTCACGTAAATTTCTAATATCTGATTGTGTGTTTCTGTCACGCATATCTTCCATTTCGCGCAGGTGATTATCTCTAAGCTCAGATATTATAATAGAATGCTCGTCAGCTTGTTTGTTCTTGTGTTCAATTAAACTTGTGATTGTCCAACCCAATCCAGCTGTTGTTACAATAATAGAGATACTTAAAGTTAAGACCTTAATAATAGAATCAGTCCTAACAAAACCAGGTTGAGGTTGTTGTTGAGAGTGTTTACTTTGCTCGCTAACAGAAGCTGCAATACCGTCAAGGACTGTGCCTTGTCGTGTCTGTTCTGTTTTAATGTCTGCAACGCTTCTATCAAGGTTGTTTATTCGTGTTTCACTAGTGGATACGCGACGCTCTAAGTCTGTTTTAGCAAGCTCTTCGCTCATATTAGTCAGATAAAATTACGCTTAGACCTAATTTAATTGATTCAACTAGCAAAGAAGCATAGCCTTTATGACCCAGATCAGCAACTTTAGCAGCGCTTTGTAAGTGATCACCAAAAAATGGTTCTAACAATACTGAAGGACATTTAGCTTTTACCATAGAGTAATAACCATTTTCTCCCGAGATCAAAGCTGGAATACTTTCTTTGCCTTCTTCTATGTTATAATTACGAAGTCCAAAAGCATTAGCAAAAGGCACTGACATTGCATCTGCAACACGACGAGAAATTTTACTTTGTTGATAATACATTACCATAGAGTAGGCACCGCCACCTCCGTTAAAATGTCCATCAATAACAAACGTAGGATTAAACTCATCAATCTCTTTGTAAACACGATTAATTTCTTCTGTATAGCCACCGCCATACGTCCGATTAAATCTTTTAAACTCTACGTTATCAAGTCCACGGTCAATAACAATGTCAAACACTTTGTTATAGAATGTAAACTCTGACTCTCTTAAGCTTGGATCTTTGATCCAAGCACCAGGTTGTTTTTCGTTATGTCCAGTTAGAAGTGCAATGCGACCATAAAGCTTTGGCGTATCTGGTTCAGGGTCTGCAATATCAGGAATTGTGTCATCATCTGTTACAATATCTGATATAGACTTAATCAGCTTTGACTGATAGTGTCGCGCAGTAAAAGCTTCTTTAAGAAGGGCATGTTTACTTTCTTTGTTCATTTAGTAGCAACTCTAGTAAAAGCAGCTTGGGAGTAAAATTTCTGCCCTCGGCCTTCTAAGCGACCCTCTTTAAATTTATACGTTTGGTTTTGAATCAATGTCACTGAAGACGGATCGTATAATGCTGAGTTGTTCAACAATACGGAGTTTTCTTTGTTTGAGTTTTTCGATACGCAGGATGTCAGACTCACTAGCGTTAATACTGCAATCAAAAATCTCATCTTCAATTTTGTCTAAGTCTTTGTTAAGTTGACGAGAGACTGCTAGAGGCGCCAAGTAGCGCATAAACATCGTTGCAGCTTTAAGGCTCGTTTCAATGACCCCTAGCAGTCTCATTATGTGTCAACGCGTTGACATTTTGTTAAGACCCTTGGGAAGAACCTCTTGCACCAGAGTCAGCGATACCTTGACCAATGATGTAGCCAGTGATAATAGTAGCAGTCCACTGAACAACATCAGCAGGCAGACCAAGTTCTTCTCCAAGCGTAACAAGGACAGTGCCAACTACGGCTGCCCACAGCTTTCGGGATTTTAGTTTATTTAGCATTTTTATTATTGTTAAACTTTACAATGACCATTGTTATTTCTTTTTCTTAGGTCACTTCTTCTTTTTGACCATTTTCTTTTTAACTGTCGTTTTCTTTTTGGGTGGTCGACCCTTTTTACTTCCGTATGTTCCTTTACCGTATGGCATTTTATTTCTTTCTTTTTAACGATTTAACTCGTCTAGGTTTTCCAGCAGGTTGACCTAAACGTTTCTTTTGACTTATTCTGCTACGTTTTTCAGCAGCAGTCATTTCCTTTGTTGTTTTTGGAGTTTTAGAGGAAACTCTTTTCTTAGGACGACAGTATGGAGTCCCACGTTTCTCGCCTTTCTTGCGACCACAAGGTTTACCAGTTCTAACATCAGTCCATTCTTCTTTGAACCAACGTTTGAGTGCTGCACCTTCTTTACTTTTTCTTGGCTTTGGCACGACCAGTTCCCCAGTTTTTAGCTCCGACTTTACGACACTTTGCAATTGCTCCACTGGCGTAAGCTGATGGAAAGACTTTATATCGTCCTTTAACCTTGCTATAACAAGCGTCTTTTTTCTTAGCTGTTTTGCGTTTA